CGTTAAATAAATTGTCCTTACTGCTGCGTTTGTTATACTTAAACCACTAAAATAAAAACCTTTGGTAGCATCGTTGCTTACTACTTTGTAGGCATTGTTTAATCCTTCGGGGCTTAATGTTTCAGTAGTGTTTGGTGTAAGTGTTATACCTGCTTGTGCAGTCCATCCGCTTGCCTCAAAGTACTCACTATACTTAATCAAATTAGTCCTACTCGGTTCAAGTAAAAGACTCGGACAACTTGCCCCACCGCTATAGTCAAATCTTGGCTCATTTTCTAACAGTCCAGCCTTGCCCTTACTCGCTCCCGATTCAATGTATTCCGTAGCTACTAACCCTAATTCTACTTGTGCGCCAAATAAAACTACTCCACTTGTTCCATCTCCCGTGTATGAGTCTTGACCGCTATCGTTTACAAAATAACCGCCTACCCATCCCGAACAAACACTCGCAAAACTAACTCTATGCCAATCGTTTCCTATTGATTCAGTTTTATAGTCTATGATATTACCGCTATCAGTTATATGCGCTCCAGTTTGTGTATTAAAAGTGGCGTTTGGATTACCTCCATTTATCACTAATTTAAACCTTGACCTACCATTGTACTTTACATACATTGAATAAGTGTGAACCGCTGAAGATGAAGGAACATTTAATAAGTAAAACCTATGATTTCCACCCGATAGGTTTTCAGTAAACAAAGTAGCATTATTACCGCCAAATGGATCTGCTTGGTTTGGAGTAGTGGTAAGACCATTTGGAGTAAAATCCGATAAGTCATTACTTTGCGTTACCAAGTTCTCCCTTCCTTTAGCTATAAGTCCGTTGCTATCAATTCTTGTAGCCGTTAGGTTTGAACCTCTACTAAAAGTAAAATCCCCATCTCCGTTAGTAGGCTTCATACTATAAGCCTTTCCATCTTTTCCCGCTTGTCCGCTTGGCAAGAATACTAAACTTGCATCATCAAAAAAACTCATATCGTTAAGGGTTAGTCGTTAAAAAGGTTACATCCGTTAAAAGGCAAGAGCCGCCTAATACGCTACCGCCATCAGCCTCCACTCTACTCACAAAGCTATTTATATCCGCTTGAGGTTGTGAAGGTGCAGATGAACCAATAGAATAAAAATCTCTAATGTTGGTTTCAATACCTACCCGATTTGCGCTTTCATCCGTATCCCAAAATATCATTTCCGACACTTGGGCGTGTAAGGATTGAATAGCATCTAAATTTTTATTACCTCCTAATCTAAATAAGACTGGCCAATTTACTGAAAGAGCATCATCACTATGCTCATTACCATAAAAATACTGCCTAATAACATCGCTAGACCTTCTTTCTATAGTGTAGTTGGTGTAAGTGCCGATATTCCAACCATCTATTTGGGTAAAACTTGTGCCCTTTATTCTTATGCTTGTGGTGGTATTTTCATATACCAATACTCTATTTTGTGCCGTTCCTTGACCATTTAACAAAGAACCAAAAGCGTTAGCGTTTGAGGTTGGTCTTATTGCAAAGGTCATAAAGAACTCATCAGTAAAAGTCTGCTGCGCTGCTAAGTCCATATACCTTGTAGTACCATCAAACTCTACAATAGGTTTGCTATTTTGTGTTATCGTTGTACCGCTTGAAACTATCTTAGGCATATTCGCAAAAGTGCTTTGCGTGAAGTTTCTGCTATTGCCACTTTGATCAAACCAAGTGCTAACATAAGCATCACCGCTACCGGCAAAGCTCTCTAAAGCTGCGGTGTCTAGATTGCTACCGCTAAAGCCTATATCCTGGCTGTCTACTCCATTAGTAGTAACTGTTATTGCATTGCCGCTATAGTCGCTTGAGAGTTTGCGTAAAGAGTAGGCTGCGGCTGCACCAGTATAGGTGTCTAACAAACCTTTGCTACCTCCACCTCCAATCACACCTCTGCGTAGCAGGTAGTAATAAGTTGATTGTTTCATTGTGAAAATATGTAAGTAGCTGCAATATAAGTATCACTAAACGGCCTACTTCTCCTTTTTCTGCACCACAAACCACTGACTTCCTACGCCCATGAGACTGATACCATCATAGCCTCTATCCATTACATAGGTAGTCTCACCATCAATAGTCTCTGATCCATTAGGAGTCAATGTTACTGTCTTGTTGGCTTCAATAGTTTCATTGGTCTTGAATCGTAAGAACACGCCAGTAGAAGCTGCTGGTAAGTTGATAGTGTGCGTACCATTAGCCCCTGAGTAGCTCACAAAGTTCATGTAGTTGCTTGAGTCTATCGTGGTGCTCCCTCCAGGAGTTGCTGACACATCATTCACCGCAGTAACTACCGCACCATTGTTGGTCATTGTACCATCTATGGTTGCATCAGTAGTGTTCACATCAACGGCTATGATAATCTCATCAGTACCTTGCTGAGAGCTTACTCTTGCCGTTTCAGTGGTTACCCCTCCGGAGCCTACTGGATCACCAACGGTGATATTCGTAGTGTCTTGAGAGATGGCAAACCATTCACCATTCCACTCATCAAAATTAGCATTGAAGGTACCTCTCAACATTATCCAGTTCTCACCATCAAATACTAGGCGTTGGCCAAAGTTGCTATTTGATACAATGGTACCATCATATCTTAATATAGGCTTCTTGTGTATGGATAGCACCTCTTTGGTGAGGAGCTTGTAAAGATTCACAAAAGGTGACACTGCACCCCTTGCCCATACCGTAGACTTCACCCAAGTGGTTCCAGTGTACACATAGAAGGAGCCAGCCATACCAGCCGAGTCACTCACACGCAAGGTGCCAAGATCAAGCGTGAGGTTGCTCTTTATCCTTGTATCCGTATTAGTAGAGCTGAACACTTGCGTGGTGGTTGATGCTCCTGAGTCATCTATAAACATTACCCTCCTTGCTATAGATATGACAGTCTCATCAAAGTAGCTCGGTGTAGTTTGTGCGGCATTGTTATTATCGTAGGCTTGATCAAAGTTGATGTCTATCTCACAAGTTCCAGCAACTGGGAATGGTGGAGTGACCAATGTGGTAGGGCCACTCAAATATAGTCCGGTAGCCTCATTGATGGCTATACCAGCATCCATGTGGTATGTTGATGCTGTAGTCTCCCAAGTGGTGGGGCCATACAATTGAGCACCTAATGTGCCTGGCACCCAATCACGCTTCAGGTAGTAGTATGTTCCTGGGTTGTTGATGTCCTCCACTCGTATCTCTATCTCCCACACTGGGCGGTAGAACTCTTGAGCCACACTTGGAGGTGTGGTGTTTAGTGTCAATTGGTAGGATAGAGTCATATCCATTTGCAGCCTAGCATTGTTGGCATTAGGCATAAAGCCAATGCTCTGCCGTGTAGTGGTAGGCGTGAAGTGGATCATACTAGCCAATAGGTTGTATGCTCTATCTTGGTCAAAGGCCACTTGAACCTTCTGCAATGCCGGTAGGAAGTTGAAGGTGTTGCCTCCTAACCTTGCGCCACCTGATGTGGTTTGGTCAAGAGTAACATCATCAGAAACTGCCGCCACACCTATTTGTGTGCCGTTGAATTGATAGGTAGCCACATTCCTTGAGGCTGATACCCTCTCAAGGTATTGCTCAAAGTGGAACACGCCATCCTTTTGGTAGAACCTAGCACCAAAGGCTATACACATCTCCTTGATGATGTCTAGGTAGTTGCTGAATACCACCGTACCATCTTCCTCCCTTGTGGTATATACGCTGGCATCAAATCGTATGAATGTAGCCGCATCCCTTGCAGCGTTGTAGGTCATGTTGGTATCCCAAGTGTTTAGCGTTGTAGCGTAGAAGGTATCCGTTGAGGCATACATCTCATCATACCCTAAAGAGCCTACAGCAGCTTCAATAAGCTCCTCAATAGTCACATCACCATCTTGCTGATATTCCTCATTTGCTAGGTGTCCGATACCATCGCTTGCTACTATCTTGAATGCTCTAGGCTTTGCCTCATCAAGTTCACTCACTAAGTCTTGCAAGACTATACCAGTCCAATAGGTATCATAAGTAGATCCGTTGTATAGAGAAACCTTCATGAAGAAGTCCTCCTCTTGCCTTAGATATAGCTTATTGATAAAGTTGTCAAAGGCACCAGTTTCATTGTAGGCAATGATGGTACAAGTAGAGCCTATGATTGGGCTTACTATGTCATCCGTTTGCCCCTGGTACTGAAGAGTGAATCCACTTGAGTCTACAACAAAGGAGCTGCTTGTGCTTGTGTATCCATCTTGGAAGATTTCAATCTTGTACTCCTTATCATTGCTGCTCTTAAATTCACTGAATAGTCTTAAACCCATTATCCAAATGTATATCTTGATCGTTCCCTATTTGCCTTCTCAGTTGACACAAGTATATCAGAACCGGAGAGCCTTCCAAAGATTTGAATGCCTCCTCCTTGGCCTCCACCTACACCTGAACCATTAAAGCCCATGCCACCCATTCCGCCTATGCCACTATATATACCTTTAAATAATTGACCAAAGCCCATACCTGATTGACCAAATAGTCTTGCTCCAGCAAGATTACTACCTCCAAAAGCTATTGTTAAAATAGTTGCAAGAATTAAAGCAGCAGCTGCAGTTGCAAGAAGTGCCGCAGCCATTTGAGCCATCTGCTGAACAAACACCTCTCTAAATCTCATCAGGCGTGTCTCTCCATCTTCCAACTCATCAATAGGCACAAAGGCAGCCTCAAAGGATCTCTTTAGAATAGAACCTACAAGCATCACCTCATCAGCAAACTCTTTTAATACTCCAAGATTTTTCCTAAAGCTATGATCAAACACAAAAGAGGATTCTTCAGCAGTTTCTGCTATCTCCTCAAGCTCCATGTTTACCTCATCAAAGCCTAGCTGTTTTGCTAACAATCCACCATCAAATGCTCCAGGCTCAAAGAGTTTATTCATTTGGTGGTGAACATCTCTTATCTTCAGTTGAACCTCTCCAAGTTTATCTTCATAATCTTGAAGTATTTTCAGCTCTTGCTCTTGTGCTCGCTTTCTATCTGCCTCGTATTCTTCTTGGGCTTTTCTATAATCTTCTAAGGTGACCTCGTTTTCTTTTTGCGCTTCACCTACTTTCCGTTCAAGTTCAAGATACTTAGCGGTAAGTGATACTATTTTCCCAAGGTTAGTGTTCTGCTTGCTTTGTAAGGAAAGGCCTTGTTTAATTATGTTTACAGATTTCTCCTTAAACGATACATCTTCCCTTGTTAAAAGGTTTATAGTTTTTAAGCCCTTAATAGTTGAATCAAGAAACTCCTCATATACTGGTGCTAATTGCTCACCAACCGCTATCTTTAGGTTTGTTATAGTAGCACGCTGCTGGTCAATCTTCATTGATACTGTCTCTATTCTAGTACCAGCTTCAGCAAATGATTCATCCATGATTTGCCCAACAGCATCAGCCATTGAACCGCCAGCGGCCATCTTCTCCTTTAACTCAGCAGCAGATATACCAAGGTTGTCAAGAATCATCACCGACTTACGCCCCAAACCAGTAACAAAAGAGTCAACCATGTAATCAACACTCTGCCCAGTTTCTACAGCTCTACGCTGTGCGAACTCTAAACCCTTTGCAAGCACATCCATTGGAATACGGAAGTTCTTAGCTTGCACAGCCGTTTGCATGAGCTTGAGGTCATCAACCGTACCAGCAGTAGCTTCTCTTAAATTATCAAGAAGCTTATCATCATTAAGGCGGTCAAAGGCTGTCTTAACACCCTCCGCTTGGTTGGCAAGCTCTACGGATTCCGTAGCAAACTGCCTAATAGCATCTACAGCAAATGAGGCACCAATCACGCCACCTAAAGCACCAAAACCACCGCTTAATCTCTTCAAGCTGTGGTCTATGTTTCCCATGGCACTGCGGAACTGCTTGAGATCCGCACCAATCTTAAAATCTATGTCTTGCTTACTCATTTACCAAACACCTTTTCTATTCCTTTCTGCACCTCCTCAAAGGTTGCTGCCTTATGCACTTTCTTCCTTCCATCCCAAGGGAACACAGCCAAATCTTTAGGGCTTATCTTCCGCTTTGTATGTGGTGCAACATTCACCGCTGCTTGCCACCTGGTAGTCTCCCAAAGCAACTCAGTATGGTACTGAAGGTGCTTGTGGAAGCCTTCTCTCTTGTTTTGGAATTGGCGTGGTGTCATATTATAAAACTCCTCCACACTCATTCCCATCTCACCCAAACCTATAGCTTCCAGTGTGTCCCATGTATAGGACTCAGAGGCTTGGGTGCTTACTTTTTTTCCTCGCTGTTCGGCTTTACAAAGGATGCAATAAACAGCTCCATGCATTGAGTGATAACCGTATTGTCCTCATCCATCATATCAGCTACATCCTCAATGGTTAGGTCAAACTCTATCTTCTCCACTCGTGCCCCATCTTTCAAGCCAGCCCATACTAGGTTCATGGCGTGATCAAGGCTCATGCTTTGTGCTATCTTCTCAATGTCTTGCAGTTCAATACCACTCTCCTTGCAAAATATCCTCAGTGCGTTAAAGCCATACTTAACTGGGTATAGCTTCTCTCCTACTTTTATTTGTTGTGTGTCCATCGTTGTTTTTTAATAAGGGAGAGCATCAATGATGCCCTCCCAAATGTTTATGCTTGAGTACCTTGAGTCAATTCTGAAGTACCTTGGAAGCTAAAGCTAAATGTAGCGTTATCCTCTACTCCGGCATCCGTTGAGAACTCAGTGAAGTACCCAGTACCGCTGTAGTATTTCTCATCCGTTGCTTCTGATCCAAACTCAATGTAGATAACCGTGCGGCTGCTCAAATGACCATAGATGTCATCCGGTGTAGCCTTGCCACTATTGTTATATACTACCAAACCTTCTCCTGACAAAGTCCAAGACTTTTGTCCTTCCAATACTTCCATCCATCCGGCACTATCCTTAGTGCTCGCATCCCTGGTTGCCATTGTTACGCTTAATGAGGCGTTGGTCATCTTGCCAACAGTCTCATAAGTTGCTCCATCCGTACCGATGCGTACTACAACATCGGTGCTATTCATTACTGATGTACTTGCTGCCATCTCTTCTTAATTTTATGATTTCACTATTCTAAACACTAAATCAACTGATACTGCGTATGTCTCCTCATCAACATTGAACACCTCGGTGAGATTATCAAAGCCGCATGATTGAACATTCACGCTCTCAATTGTTTCCTTCATTCGCACAAAAGCTGTGCGTATATTTTCCACTGCCGTTTGCAATTGGCTGTATGTCTCTCCTACAAGATTCAGCTCCACATTCACTATATCAATGTGGCTATCTGCATCTTTTGAGCCTTCAGGTCTTATGCTTGTGGTGTCATAAACACAAAAAGGCCGTTCTCCACTTTGAGCACCAACCAACGGATAGACACGCCCAGCAAACACATCGTTTAATGGACTATAATTGTCAAACTTATATTTGATCACTTTGCCTATCATCGCATACCTAATCTCTGCCCAAATTTGAGCTTTTTAATCTCCGCTTGAGTCATGGTCTTGAAGTTACGGATAAACTTAACCTGTACTTTCATCTTTGCAGCACTTTGTGCCTTTTGTGCAAAGCCTCGGTTCTCTCCGGTGTACTTCTTACCGCCTCCTACTCTCAACCAGCCAAAGTTGATGAATCCAGCGTACCATCCTCCCTTCTCAGGATTCCTATATGCGCCCGACCTTCTAGGCCCTACACTCAAGCCTATTACATTCTTACTTTGCAAAGCTTTTGGTGATTTTATACCTACGCTTCTCCTAAGTTGCCCAGGCATTATCTCATAGACAATCTTACCTTCTCGGTACACCTTGAACACCTCATCAGCATCCTTGATGTTCTTCCTATAAGAGTCCACCATTGGAGGTAGAGACTTTCTGCCCACCTTCTTGATGATTCTCTTCTTGAGTCTATCATCAAGCTTCTTGAGCTTCTTCATTGTCTCCTCTACACCTTCAAGCTTTACTTTTACTTTCTCCATTACTGCGCATCAGACCACAAACACACAAGCTTCAAGAATGCCTTTCTAGCATCTGCCGTTTGTATGGTTTGGATCTTGTATATGTTGCTGTTGTACAAAATACGCATCTGCTCATCAACATCCGTGCGGTACCTGATAATAAACTCCACCTTTTTAGTGGAGGCTATCATATCACCCTCTTCACCCTCACTTCCTACCTTCTCCTTCACATTAGCCCATACATAGGCAAGGTCACGGTAAGTTTTAACCTCTTGACCAAAGGTATCAGTAGATTCCGTAAAATTCCTCAGTAGGATTCTCCGGTCTAGTTGTCCAGCTTGGTCAATCATTAGAAAGTGAAGATTCGGAATGGATTGAATAGATACTCGGATGCCGTTGGCAATTGTCTCACTCGGTCATCTCTCTTATCATAGAGGTCACTAATGACAAGCAACATCCCTTGCTTCAATGGCGTAGGTATGCTGCTCACATCCGTACCAACGGTGTAACGCACTATAACTTGGTTGATGATTCCGTTAGTTGCAAACCATCCGGCTGTGCTTGCAATACGAGCTGGCTCGCTGATAAGATCAGCAACATACGCATCAGAGCTTACGGTCACTTCTGAACCTATCTCATCAACATACTTCAAGCTTGTAATGCTTGACACTGGGCCACGGCTTAGATAGATGATGTCCTTTGATTCAGGATTCTTGTAATTTGGGAACCCATCAAAATACTCATCAATCGTAGTAGTCACTAGAATCCTACGGCAGTAAGATTCACACATCTCCCTGGCAGCAGATATGAGTGCGCTGATGAGTGTATCATCATCACTACCATCAACTCTCAAGAAGTTCTTTGCCTCAGTTAAAGTGATTGGCTCACTTGCCGCTGGTGTAACTACTGAATATGCCATTACCTAGATTCTTTGCTTTTTGGTTTTGCAACGCTCTTCTTTGCACGCTTCTTTGGTGGCTCTGCAACTGCATCACAGCAGCCAGAGTTCAAAAACTCTTTTGCTCTATCGTTGGGAAGTTCCACCTCCGCACCTTTGCGGAAGCGGAACCCTGTTCCAACGACAGTCTTTTTAAAGACTACCTTAATCATGCTTATGCTTGGATCAAGTGCTTAACTGCTGCGCTGTTTAATACAGCACCATCAGCTCTCTTAAAGCTCACGAAGCCGATTTCGAGCTCATCTGCGAACCTCTCATTTAAGCGTAGCATCTGAATACCACCAGCATTACGAACAACGTACTTGCTGAAGTCAGCAGCAATCATTGTTTTTGTAGCTGTAGCAATAGAGCTCTGCATATCGTTATTCACATATACTGGAATACCGAAGATGCGGTCAGGCTGCCCAACTTCCAATGACGGGATGAAGATGGGAAAATCATTGGTTTGCCCCACGCCTAAAGCCCTCACAGCAGAAATTATATTATCATGAGCCATGAGCCCGAAGCTTGCTTTGTTACGGTAAGAAGCATCTACTGAGTAGATAAGGTCTAGGATGTCATCAGCAACGATTGATGCTGCATTAGCAGCAGTTTTACCCAAGCTAGAGCCAGTCACAATACCAGTAGGTTGTGGTACTGTTGGTGATCCAGCAGTAGGATCTCCAGTAGTGAATGCAGCGTTAGTAGCACGAGCAATACGCTCACCCATAGCTTCTACTAAGAAGCTGTTTAGGTCAAACGCTGAATCTTGCAACAACTGAGCAGATACTTTAACAAGTGAGCTGTAGTTGTAAGCAGATAATTGCTTGTTAGCAAAAGTCATATCTTGTACAGTCACAGGAGAACCTTCACTTATAAGGTTTGCATCAGTAGCAGTGTCATTAACAGTTGGGTAGTCTAACAAACCGCCTGAAGCAGTGTTCAACTTCTTAGCCAAACGCTCAACCTCACCAGTGAACAAAGTAGCAACATCAAGCTCATTGCTGAACTCTTGAGGTACTAAGTAGCCACCTAATGAATCAGTACCTACAACTTGCGTTGCAGTACCACGCTTTTGGATCATAGAACGCTCTTGAGCATTCAAAGAACCCATACCATGGCGCAAATACTTTGAGAAAGCATCTTTAGCAGTCACCTTTGTAGCAGCGGCACGAGCCTCACCTTCAGTAGCAGCTAATTCTTTCTTCATCTCAGCGTTACGCTCAATGATGTCAATCTCTTGCTTCAAGCCACGAGCATCTGCTTCAATAGCTTCAAACTTTGTTTTTTCTTCAGAGGTCATAGAACGACCTTCAGCTTGTGCAGCAGCTACAATGGCATCAGCATCTTTGATGAGCTGCGCACGCATTCCTCTAAGTTCAATGTTTTTCATCTTAACTTAATTTTAGGATTTTTAATTTATATTCAAAGATTTCATTATCAGCAACTTCTTCCACTTCAGCCTTGGCCTCAGTTTCAGCACCTTCTGATTCAGGTGTATCTTTTCTCATCATTAGCTCACTCGTTGCATCAGGATAAGCCGGCTGGCTTACCGGAGATACATCAAGAAGCCTTGATACTTTCTCTATTATTCTATAAGTCTTGCCATCACGCTCCTCCCATCTATCTTGCTCAATCAAGAAGGCAAAAGAAGATTGGTTTACATCGCCTCTCTTCATCAACTCAATCAAGTCATTAGCATAGGAAGTGTTGGGCATATCCACCTCATAGTACAATCCTCTTGCATCGGTAGATATTCTCAAGGTTCCACTTGATACTCTACCCAATAAAAGTGATTCATCGTGGTTGAAGTAGGCACGCACATCATTGTCCATGACACCATCAAAGGCACCAGGAGCAATCTGCTCGTAAAAGCCTCCCATCCACTCACTATCACTATTGTACACAGCGGCATAGCCTCTTATGGTTTGGCCCTCGTATTGAGCCTCTTCCATTCTAAACTCACGCTTCTCAATGATGGCCTTGTGGCTTCTAACCTCGGCATCAAACTTCTCAAGCGTTGAGAACAAGTGAACCACGTTGAGTGCTGGCTTGCGCTCAACATACGCTTCCTCTTCTGAAGAGTAGCGGTATATTCTGATGAGAGCACCTGGGTTATCAGGTGTGCCAGTGATTGTGAAACCACTATCTGCCTCAAGCTCTCCATCTCTTTCTATTTGAATAATCACACCGTAAGCATTACCGCCCGATGTTCCCCACCGTACAAAGTCTCCAACAACTAACTCATCAGGCTCCGCACGATCTTCTTCTTTGTAGCCACCCTCATCAACCATCTCACCCTTTCCAAAGGTGATCACAATCTCCTCATCAGTCTCAACAACTGACTTGATGTGGCGTTCTTTTTTATCTTCTCCCATTTGTTCAATAGTCCTTTTTGCCCATCTGAGCATCTCATCACCTCCCCATGCAGCATACATGATGGAGCCACAAATCTCTTTGCCATCCTCATCCGTAAAATCACCTTGATCATAAACCTTGGCTCTGCTCAAGAATGAGTAGGTTCTCACTACAGTCTCATCACTGATAGACTCACGGCCAGCCAATTGGTTGGCTCTCGCCCAGCCTACCGGAGTTCCGCAGTCCGTACCATTCTCCTCACGGAAGTCCAAGGCACGTTGTGCGTTGTCACTTGCTGCTTGTGGGTAGTCAGTGTACGGCATTAGTCATCATCAGTGTTATCCGTTGCAACATCTACCATGTTCAGCGGCTGGAGGTAAGTATCTCCGTTATCAATGTTGTCCAAGCCTTCAAACTTGCGTATGTCGTTGACCGACAGCCAGCCCCACTGCCTTGCAGTGGCATACGAGGAATATCTACTAGATATGTCACCTCTAAGAAGCCCATCCATGTTAAAGCGGATGTAATATTCATTCCCATTAGGGAATAGCTTGCGGTTGAACTCTGCCTCCCAACGCTTCACCCATGGCAAGATGGTATTGCGCTGAAATTGTATTCCTTGCTCCTCTATGTTCGCTCGTGTTGAGCTGTTCTCCAAGGATCCTAAGTAAGCCAAAGGTATTCGGAAGAACCGTGCAATATCTACCACACCAAATTGGCGTGTCTCTAAGAATTGGCTCTCGCTAGGTGATATGCTCACCTTTTGCAAGTTCATGCCTTCTTCTAAAATTGCAGTTTTGTGTGCGTTGTCTAAACCAGCGTATCTACGCTGCCATGAGGCCATCAATCTCTTGTATGCCTCATCTGATAATCTACCTGGGTGGGTGAGCACAGTGTTTACATTTGCACCATTCCCAAAGAAGGCACCACCAAATTGGTCGGCTGCCAATCCCAAACCTATACTTTCCCTTGCAGCCTCAATCACGCTCTTGCCAACAATACCATCAAAAGAGAGTCCTACTATGTGGATCATCTCGGTATCATCAAAAGTCTCCTTGCCATCATCAATGGTGTAGAACTTCTCATCCTTGTAGACCTTTACCTTCACCCTATCAGGATGTACTGGTATCAAGCTTACTGGTTGCCCAGCTTCATTGCGCTTGATAGCTATGTAAGCATTGCCGTGCAAACAAAGGTGTGCCTGACAGCTCTCACGGAAGTTAAAGTCGGTCATCATTCCATTTGGGGAATGGATGAGCTGGTTGATTGGGTGTGCTGAAGCATTGCGTGTGCTACCTTCAAAGTCTTGCTTCACCATCCAAGGGAGAGAGGCAATGGTCTCAGAGATAACACGAACTGCACCAAATACAGCAGATAAGCGCATAGCACTATCTTCAGTAATGGCAATGCCAGTTTTTGATGCGGAACCATCAAACATCCAAGAGGCTGGATTCGCCAAAGAGGTGGATGGATTGTTAGGAGATGAACGGAATGCGCTCAAGATACGCCCGAACAAGTTTTGATTCTCCGCCATAAGTGTATAGATACTTTGTAATTACGAGTGCAATATAAGTATCACTAAATGGGATAAAAAAAAGAGAGCTAGCGTGCGGGCTAACTCTCTTTCAATCTCTAAAAACCAAATCTAAGGGTTCGGTAGCAAAGATACACTTATTTTAGAAATAAAAAAGCCCCACCATAAAGGTGAGGCACACCGCCAAACGATACCTAAACAACTAAAAAGGAAGCGGTGAGTGAGCAAAGCTATCGTTTTTCACTCTAGTACACAAAGCAGTTAGTGAAAACTTCATCCGCACATTCTCCCTCACAATATCCTGAATGACTGCAACGCCATACCGGATGCTAATGATCTTGTACTGCCAGCCAAATCTTTTGGATAGTAAATAGTCTCCTACTGAAAATTCTAAATCTTGTTCCATGATAAAAAGGTTTTTATTGTTGTTGCCTTCAAGTTATAAAAAAAAACACAAAAACCAAGTATACATGATATGATGTTCTTTGCACCCCCTCTCACTATTTGTTTTTTTAGGTGCGTGCATCTACGCACAAAAAAAAAGAAATAGGGAGTGCAATCGGTTTAATTTTATTTTTTTCTCCCTATATATAGCAGGAAAAAAACAAAAATTAACAGAAAAATGTTAATAAGTCCGCTTTTTGATGAGGTAGATATTTCCATCAATTACCATCTCAACAGCATAAATTTCACCTGAAATTACCCTCAAATATGGTGTGATTCCATGTATATCAAATAAGCGCAAGGCTAATTTTTGAGCTTCTTCTAAGGTCATAAAAAGCGTATATCGTTAGATTCATAGGTGCTGGTTCTTGATACATCAGAGTTTTCAACGGTCATCTTTTCACCCAAAGCCATAATCAAAGCAACCACTCCATCAATCTTATCACCAGCTTTAGCCTTGCTAAATTTTACATTTTCAGCATCATCTTTCTTCACCACAACATTGCCAACCATCCACCGGAGCATTGAGTTTCCTCCATGGTGCAAGAGCCTCTTTTTCACCAACACTTCAGCATTCTTGATTGGGCCACTCATAGAAACAAAGCCCTGACCAAAAGGATCCATCTCAATACCTTCCTCAACCAACTGCTGCACCAACGCATTAGAGTTCCACCTATCAAAAGCTATGCTCTGCACATCAAAGACCGTTGCCGCCTCTATTATTTTGTTCTTGATCACGTTGTAGTCCGTAGAGTTCCCATCAGTCACTATGAGCTCACCCTTAGAGACAAAAGCATCATAGGAGCCACCAGTCTGCACCCTTCTACGCTCCACGGCTGCCTCACTAACAAATAGGTATGGCAGAATCTTCATGCTACCATCTTCCCAAGGGAACAAGAGCACCAGGGCAGTAACATCTTCCACGGCTGCTAAATCCAAACCACCATAGCAAGGTTTGCCCTTTAGCTCTTCAATGTTTACCGTGCCGGCACTAAGCATCCACTCATCATCAGTAATCCATGATGCTAGAGAGTTCACCCATTGATTGAGGTGTAGCTGCCTGAAGGCTATCTCACTGCTTGGCAAGCTCTTTGCCTCTTGGCTCATCTTCCTAAAGTACTCAGGCTTAATGCTTACATCAAAGTTGGGATTAGCTTTGCGCCAAGTCTCTTCACTATGGATGTCATCATCTTGAGCAGCCTCATAGATAAGGGGAAGGAAGGTATCATCCTCAATGATTCCATCACGCACCTTCTTACCATAGTCATAGAGCTCATAGCAAACGCTGTTGGGATCAAACACTCCAGCGGTGGAGATTCCAAACATAAGCGGCTGAGACCTTGCACCCATAGAGGTGCTCATCACATCCCACAGCTCACGGTTCTTTGCTGAGTGAACCTCATCATAAAGCACCGCACTAGCATTGGCCCCATGCAAAACACCAGCATCAGCAGCTACCGCTTTGAGGAAGGAGTTGGTGCCCTTGAGCACAATAGAGTTGCGGTACACTTGGCACCCACGCTCAAGCACTGGTTGATTCCTTACCATCTGCTTGCACACATCAAAGATGGCGTTTGCCTGATCACGAGAAGATGCACAAACATAGATTTCTGCTCCTGGTTCCTTCTCTACAAATAGGAGTGCTAGACCAATGGCGGCAAGGAGGTTTGACTTACCATTCTTACGAGGGATAAATACAAAAGAGGTGCGGTACTGCCTATGTCCGTTTTTGTTTACCGTACCAAATAGGTCACGGATGTAGTCCTTCTGCCACTCTTCCAATAGGAAGGATTGACTTGCTAAGTCTCCCTTAACGTGGGTACACACACGCTCTATAAATCTGATAACTCTCTCCGCTTTGTTGCTGTCGTACATTATTTAATTCTTTAATACTTTGATTTGATTCTGCAACTCACTTATAACTTGATCATAATCATCAGCCACTTCATTTTGAACAGTTTGATACATTTCTATTTTTTGCTGTTCAAGAGATTCTACTCTTTTTTTTAAATAATCAATTCTTTTTTGAAAATGCTCATTTTCCTTGATACAGTTTTCTAACTGTTCTTTTTTGTCTTGTATGGATAAGCTTTCAATTTCTTTATCTTGGAAAACCTTTATTTCTTTCTTCAATAAGAACAATTCATGTTTGTATTCTCCTTCTTGTACAGCATAATCAAATATGTTTTTTATTTGATAAGAGAACCTATTAATAAAGTCAGCAAAATCTTGCTTCTTTACAATTGAGAATATTGTTGCAAATTCATTACCGCCATTTATCTTAGACAAATAGAATTTATCATTAGCATAAATAAAGACAGTCATGCCTTTCCAATTCAAAGGAAGTTTTTTTCTTGAATCTTGCCTATACACTCTTGGTTCATTAATATCCATTTTTTTATAATCCATGTAAAATGAATTACCAAAAATTGTATCCCAATTCAATACCCATACAATATTCTTATGATGTAGATTTCTCTTTCTAATCTCATCTATTTTTATTGGAGAATTTTGAACCTCTAACACTAAACCATTCACAGCTATATCCGCAATGTGCTTCTCTCCATTGTAATCAGTAGATATTTTTTCTAAACAATCATCATCAAATAAAGACTGAACCATTAAATGAAAATCACTCATTGGCTTGTACTTACATGATAAAGAATCTTTCTTGTGTGCCCAATGATTCTCTTTGTATTCTCCACATCTTGAGATTACCACTTCTCCACAACCAGGGCATTCTGCTCTTTGACCAGTTTCAGTTGCTTTAATTCTTTTGTTGTTGTTGTTTGCGTAAATCATCTTATCCTAATAAATCTTCTAAACTATCCAATCTCTCCGGAGCACTCAACTTGGCTCTTGCCGCTGCGGTGAGTCCAAACTCAGGTAGCATCTTCTTTATCCTATCCCATGCACCATTCATCATTCCAAGCTCCGGCCTTGGTCTATGCATCTCATCACCTTGAGCAGTGGTAGTTGTATAGGTAGGGCCAAGCTTCTTGATCACTTGCCTTGCAGCACAGTAGTCCTCCCACGCATCACTCAACATCTGCAATGCTATGGCATCCAACTCAGCAACCACACCAAGGTCATCAAGGTGCTTGACCAACCAGTGGAAAGTTTCCTCACTGCTTTGGTAGGTCGGTAAGTCGGGGCGGCCTTGTACATCCTCTTGCACATCAAGCCTATTCTCGTGCCTATCTTTTCTATATGTTCCGGCAGCCTTCACCATGGCTGTTGGCTTTCTCTTTCTTCCTGGCATATCTAAAACATTGTTAGTTGTTGCTGGTGAGTCTTTAATCGCTTCACTGCATTGTTGTAGTATTCCTCATCTATCTCAAAAGCTGTGAGGTCAAAGCCTCGGTTGTGGCACGCTAAAGCTATTGATCCTGAACCAAGGTGGGTGTCTAAAATCGTTTGCCCCTCTTCAGCGTAGTTGTCAAGGAGCCACTCATAGAGCTTAACTGGCTTTTGTGTTGGGTGGATTGTTCCGCCCTCTTGTTGAAGTATTACTCGGTTAGCATAAAACACTCTTGTGGGTTTTTGAAAAGATGAATAAGCTAACTCGCAATCGCTCATAGTTAATCCGTGCTGCATCTTATCCCATACTACCCATCCTTTAGTTCCATTGTATAAGTGTTCCACAAAGTAATTAGCTCCCCATATAATTTGCTCTTTACTTACTCGGAATAGCTCGTTAAAGTATTCAGCACTGGGTATAGATGAATCCCACCCTTTATGAGCGTGTTCTTTTCTATTATGTTTGGGATTCTTGCTTACACTTTTCTTTTGTCCATCAATACCTAATCCATAAGGAGGATCAACAATAGCCAAATCAAATTGGTTGTCCTTCATTTGCTTCATTGCCTCAAGGCAATCTTGGTTGTGTAAATCAATCATTTTTTATCATTTCAAT